ACGCGCTGACCGAGGCCCACGAGCTGGCGGCGGCCATGCGCCCGGCTGAACTGCGCTCAGGCTGGCGGGTGACCCTGAAGCCTCACTTCACCCGCGATGTGGAGTCCGCCCGTGTCGCCCTGCGCGAGGATTACAAGGCGGGCCTGCCGCTCTCGGCGTGGCTGTCTGGCCTTCAGAACCTCGGGGTCACCGAAGTCACCGAAGCTCACATCAACGCGGCCCTGGCGCAGGAAGAGGCGGGCACCCTGCCCCGGCCTGACGGCGCATGACCGACGCCGTGATTGACCGCATCATCCGCGAGCTGGGCAAGCGGGGCGACGACCTGGAGGCGCGGGGTCTCGCTGTGGTGCAGTACCTGTACGAGGACCTGAACCTGGCCGAGCTGATCGAGGTGCTCCGGGCGGCCACCGAACTGGACAGTCCACTGGCTCGGCTGGGGTACGCCGACGAGCTGCTCGGCATCTTCGACGACGTGGCGGCGGAGCTGGCCGAGCCGCCCGCCGGGTTGGTGCAGGCCGTGCGGAGTGCGGTCGAGTCCGGCATCACCGGCACGGCGGAGATGTTCGCCGCCTCGCAGACGGTCACCAGCGCCTTCACCGTGCCGCCCACGCTGCAACTCGAATGGATGGACGATGCCGAGCGGCGGATGCGCGAGTTCTGGGGCAACGAGCCGGCCCGCTTTCGGCAGGAAATCCACGACGCGCTTGTGGATGGACTGAAACGCGGTCAGGGCATCGACCAGATGAGCAAGCGCATCCAGGACCGGGTGGGGGTCAGCCGCTCACGGGCCTCGTTGATTGCCCGCAACGAGGTGGGCAACGCGGCGGCCTACGCCACGCAGAAGAGCCAGGCGCAGGCGGGCTGCGCGGAGTACATCTGGCGCAGCGCCAAGGACCGCCGCGTGCGGCCCGAGCACGCCAAGCGGGACGGCAAGCGCTTTTCCTGGGACGACCCGCCGCCGGACGGGCACCCCGGCGAGCCGATCAACTGCCGGTGCGTGGCCCTGGCTGTGATTCCGGGTGAGTAGAATTGGCAGGTGAGAAAAATCCTGTTGGGAGCGCTGCTCCTTTCAGGCGTGGCTAATGCGGCCACGACCTGGGAGTACGCCGAGTTAACCGTCATCTCGACCAGTACGCCACAAATGTACTTCTGGATTTCGCCTGACAAAGACGGGATGGGAGCCAGTGCGACCGGCAAAACCCGTGACGAGCTGGGGGCGAAGGCCAACTGTGGCAGCCTGAAGATTGTCAACAACAGCGATTTTTTCAACTGTGTCGGCAAGAGGGGCTGGGAACTGGTCAGCACCAACATGGAGCAGACACCACCCACTAAGATGACGACCTACCTGTTCAAACGCAGCAAATAACCTCGTTGCAGCCCTGCACACGCCAGCCGCTACCTCCCCGGTAGTGTGCTGGCGTCCCGCTGTGTGGCAGGCCCCGGTAACACGCGGGCGGATTTTTCTCACGCGCTCTGACCCCCGCCGACCTGCGAAGCGGGGGTCAAGTGTTTGCCGCCCACGCCCCAACAAGCGAACGTTGGGCCTCTCTGAGCCTCAGCGGAGGCCGGGGGGCTATAGCACTGCGGTCAGACCAGACGAGGGGGCTTAAAACGCCTCCCGTTGTCATTTCTGGAGGAACCCATGACGGCACCCGAGAACACCACCCCGCCCCCCGCTCCTGCACCCAGCAATGCCCCGGCTTTCCAGCCGACGGAAACGCTGGCCCTCGCCCGCGAGAACGCCCGCCTCGCGGCGGAGTTGCAGACGGTCACGACCGAACGCGACCAGCTCAAGGGGCAGGTCACTGACCTGGAGGTCAAAGTGAACAGCAGCAAAGAAGCCGAGTTGCAGCAGCAGCTCGACGCCATGAAGGCCGAGAACGAGACGCTGAAGACCAAAGTCAGCACGTTCGAGGAACGCGACACCACTGCCGAGCGCACCAAGCTGCTCGACGGCAAGGTCAGCGACGTGCAGCTCGCCCTGCGAGTGCTCGACCCTGAAAAGCACCTGAACGCCGACGGCACGTTGAAGACCGACGCGCTCTACACCGATTTCCCGTCACTCGCCCCGGCGGGCATCACCACGCCCACCGCGCCCGACGGCGGCGGCGGCAGCCAGCGCACGGCGGCGGGCGCCACGTCGCTCGACCGCGCCGTTCAGGGCGGATCACTGGCCGACATCAACGCGGCCTTCGACGCGGCGTCACGCCCGCCAAGTAAGCCTCCGGCCCTAAGCCCCCTCTCTCCGAGGTGTCACCGTGACCCTACTCAGCAATCCCAAAATCTGGTCGGCCCGCCTGCTGGCCCATCTGGACAAGACCTTCGTCTACGGCGCGGCCTTCACCAATCGCAACTACGAAGGCGAAATCAAGGACGCGGGCACCAGCGTCCGCATCCTCCAGGTCGGTGACGTGAGCATCAGCGACTACACCGGCACCCTGAACGACCCCGAAGGGCTCAACGACGCCGCGCTCGAACTGGTCATCGACCAGAAGAAATACTTCAACTTCGTCGTGGACGATGTGGAAGCGCAGCAGAGCATCATCCGCCTGGTGGACGAAGGCTCCAAGCGTGCTGCTCAGGCCATGAGCGACGTGCGTGACCTTTACGTGGCGGGTTTCCACAGCGCCGTCGATGCCGCCAACCTCGTCGGCACCGACGCCACGCCCGTCGTGGTCGGTTTCGCAGGCGGGCAGACCAAGCCCTACGACGCTTTCCTCGACCTGACTCAGAAGCTCGACGAGGCCAACATCCCCACCGTGGATCGCCGCGTGGTGCTGCCGCCCTGGTTCATTCGCGCCCTGAAGGCGCAGTTCGGGGACCGGGGCAGCGGCCTGGGCGACAAGATCGCCCTCGACGGTATGGCCGGGCAGCTCGACGGCGTGACCATCTACCAGTCCAATAACGTGCCCAACGTGGGCGGCGAGAAGTACAAGATCATGATGGGCAAGGACTACATCACCTTCGCCGACCAGATCGTGAAGACTGAAACCTACCGCCCCGAGCGCAAGTTCGGCACCGGCGTCAAGGGCCTGCACGTCTACGGCGCCAAGAACCTTCAGCCCAAGGGCTTCGCCGTCGGCACCTTCAACAAGGGCCAGATCAGCAAGTAATTTTCCCCCTGGACCGACTGAGCCTCCCTGACCGGGGGGCTTTTTTCGTTCCCTGAGGTGCTCATGAGCGATGAGAAACAAGACAGCGCCTGGTTCCGCCACCGCGACAGCGGGCAGGTGTTCGAGGCGTCGGGCCGCTTCCTGCCGGACGCCCGCAAGAACCGGGAGCTGGAAGAAACCATCAACCCGGAAACGGCGGTCAAGATGGAACTCGACAAGCGCGAAATCAAGTACCAGCCCAACACCGGCTACAAGAAGCTCCAGGCGCTGTTGACTGAAGCCCTCGAAGCCGAAGCGGCGCAGAAGCCCGACTGATGGCCGGCCAAACCAATCCGCGTGACGCCCCTGCGTGCATCGCCCTCGCCCAGCGGCAGGTCGGAGACGCGGGCGGCTGGACGCCGGAGCAGTGGCAGGCGCAGCTCACTGACGACGGCGCCGTGCGCCCGGTAGAGGGCGTGCAGCAGATGTTCTACCGCCCCTACAAAACGGCGATCGCCTACCTGCTGCGCCCCCGCGTGACCGCTCGTGTTGAGGGCGACGTGTCCGAGCAGTACGGCGACCTGACCGCGACAGTGGAAAACCTGCGCGAGCTGGATGCCGAGTGGGTAGCGGGACGCATCCCACCCGAGGCGGTCAGCGCCGACACCTGGGACAGCACCATCACCTGGGGCGGCTGGTAATGCTGCTTCCTCAGTTCCGTGACGAGGCCGTGACCCTGCTGGTGCAGGTGCCTGGGCAGAAGGGGCGGCTGGGCGGCGAGGTCAGTCCACCGACCTACACGCCTGGTGAGACGCACACGGCGCTGGTGACGAATCTGGGTGCAGAGCAGGCCGTGAAGCTGGGGCTGACGGCCACCGGGCAGCGCTGGCGGGTGCGCCTGCCTGCGGGCGTCCTGGTCGTGCCGGGGGACCGCCTGCGGTTCCGGGGCCGGGAATGGAAGGCCGCGCTGGTCGAAGTGCGGACAAGCTACACCAAGGTGATTGCGGAGGAAATCCGCTAAAATCCTTGTGACGCGGTTGGGTGAGAGGCTGAAACCTATAGCCGTTATGAGTCATGGGAGTGAGGAACGGCTCAATACTCCACATGACCATCCGTTCGAATCGGATGCCGCGTGTCCTGCCCAGAGATGGGCAGTTTTCCATTTGGAGAGTGAACTAGTGCCAGCCGACTTCAGCAGTGTTCGAGAAGCGGGAATAGACGTGCTTCAGCAGGAACTCGCCAATCGGGCGCAGCGCCTGCGAAATGGCATTGTCGAGGAACTCTCCCGCCCCGGCACAGGCCGCACCTACCGCACGGGCCACCGCACCGCGCCCCACAGCACCCACCAGGCCAGTGCCCCCGGCGAGTCTCCAGCGGTCAATACGGGCCGACTCCGGCAGTCCATCACCGCGTTGCGGATCAGCCCGATGAACTGGCGGGTGGGGACAAACGTGGACTACGCCCTGCACCTGGAGTTCGGCACACGGCGCATGGCCCCCCGCCCGTTCCTGCGCCCGGCAGCAGACAAAGAGCGTGAGCGTGGTGCGCCGTGAGCGGGCCTTACGACGTGCTGGCTGATGCTTATGCGGCGCTGCTGGAACTGACCGAACGGGTCTACCTGCCGGACCAGTCGTTACCTGACGACGAAACTCCCCTCATCCGCCTGGACCTCATCGGCTGGACCGACCGCGCCCGCTACGGCTCGGCGTCCGCCCTCACCCGCATTCAGGTCAGTGTCTGGGCGAACAGCCTGGACGCGGCCATCAGCCTGCACCAGCAGGCCAGGGAGCGGCTCGTGGGCCTCCGGTACAGACCGGACGGCGGCGGGCAACTCAGCGACCCCGACACCAAGCAGTTCGGCTGGAGAGCCGACTACCGGAGATAACCATGTCTGACTTCCATATTGGAGACAACAACGCCGTCCGCTTCGCCATCGTGCCCAAAGGCACGTCCGCGCGTCCGGCCACCGCCGCGTTTTTCTCGCTTCCCAACGTGACCACCAGCGACGCCCCCATCTCGGCGTCGAGCGTCACCAAGAAGTACTACAAGACCAACGGCGGCACGGCGACTCGTGGCACCGGCGCCACGGTGACGTTCACCGTCAGCGGGGACCTGCCCCAGGACAAGGCGCTGCGCGAACCCGTCTACCGCCTCCGCAAGGCGATCCTGAACGGGGACCAGATTTACCTGGAGCGGGCGTTCGACGAGGAGGCCCCCGCTGCCGAATGGGAAGGCGTTCGCCTCCCTGACGAACGCGGCGCTGCCCAGCCCCTCGGACAACGCCACCACCTACAGCTTCACGGCGGGCATCTCCGGCGAGCTGAAGGGGCCGCATCAGGCCGCTCCCGACGCCCCCAGCGCCCCCGGCGCCTGAACGTGCCTCTCTTCGCCCTGGCCCGCCGCAATGGCGAGCCAGTGGCCCTGATCACGGGTGCCCACCGCGATGGTGGGCGCCTGTATGCGGGGCTGCTGGTTGTGCAGGCCGGCTTGACCCGGCGGCGCTGGACATTTCAAGACACCGAAACAAAAGAAAAGCTCGTTTTGGAGCTACCCAAGGACGCGCTGCACCTCAAGCGAGGGGCAAACACAGCGCGGGTCTGGCTGGAGGTTTATGACCGCTGAACTGCAATGGGGCAGCCGGGGCACGCCCACCCCTTACCCGATCACCGAAGAGGCCCGCGAGGCCCTGCAAGAGCAGCAGATCGAGGCGCCGGAGCACCTGGTGCTGCACCTCCGTTCGGCCACCGGGCGTGAGCGCAAGAAGTTCCAGGCCGCGCTGGGCAAGTGCAAGTCCGAGGATGACCTGCGCGAATTGCTCGCCGACCTGCTGCTCACCCGCATGGACGAGGGCACCGACCGGCGGATCGTGCGTGAAGTGCTGGAGGACGCCGACCAGACCGCCCTGAACCAGCTTCAGTACGCCTATGTCAACGGGGTCATTCCCGAGGGAAAAGCCCTGGAGCGGGCCGTCCAGGCGACAGCGGCCCGACTCACCCCAAGGACGCTCGACGCCCTCGCAGCTACCTCAAGGCCGTCTTCGCCGCCTTCTACGGCGTTCGTCCCTGGGAATGGGACCACCTGACCAAAGAAGACATCGAGGACTTGGACGTGGAATTGTCCACGGTCTTCTACCTGCGGGACCGGGCGATGCGGGAATATCACTTCTACAAGTTGCCTGAGGAGGCCCGCAAAGGTCTGGCCGAGCCGCCGGAATCGCCCAAGAACGGACGCCTCACGGCAGAGCAACAGATCAGTCGGGACGCCCTCGTGGCGTTCATGTCGGACTACAACCTGCCTGAGCTGCAGCACCGCGTCCCAGGTGCCGCGGCACGGGAACTACTGGCACTGCACAAGGCAGGCAAGCTGCCCCGCTGGGCACAGAAGGCCGTGCGGCTGCGCGAAATGCGGGCGGCGGCAAGGGGGTGAACTATGGCATCAGGTGGAGGCACGGGCGGACAGGCCGCAGAAGTTTACGTCGATCTCGTCGGGCGGTTCGATGAATTCGAGCGCCGTTTAGCCGAGGTCGAATCTGGTGCCGGTGACGCAGGTGAGCGGGCAGGCTCCGGCTTCGGCGACAAATTCAGCGCCGGGTTGACCATCGCCGCTGGCGGCCTCCTGGCCCTGACGGGAGCGGTGACTGCCGTCGTGGGCAGCACCGTGGGGCTGGCACAGGAAGCGGCGCAGAACGTCAACGACTTCCAGGCCAAGCTGGGCGCGTCCCGAGAGGAAGCCGAAAAGCTGGGAACCGTCGCCGAGCAGGTCTTTGGCGACAACTGGACCGGCAGCCTCTCTGAGGCCGGGGAGGCCGTCGCCAATGTGCGCCGGGAGGTCAAGGGCCTGACCGATGAGGAACTGGCCGGAGTCACTGGAGCCACTGTTGCCATCGCGGAAAACTTCGACGAGGAGCAACAGCGCGTGGCCGCGTCGGTGCAGGCCGTCATGCAGGCGACTGGCGTCGGCGCCAAGGAAGCCACCGACTTCATCGCGGCGGGCTTCCAGCGTGGGCTGAACACCTCCGGGGACTTCCTGGACACGCTCATGGAGTACGGTCCGCAGTTCGAGAAATCCAAGATCGGGGCTGACCAACTGTTCTCGATGCTCGAAACCGGGGCGCAGAAAGGCGCGTTGGGGACGGATAAAATCGCGGACGCCTTCAAAGAATTCGGACTGACCGTAACGGATGTTTCCGACGCCAGCACCGAGACCTACGCCGAGTTGGGCCTGAGCCACAGCAAGATCGTGGCCGACATCAACAGCGGCAAGATGACCACCGCCGAAGCCTTCGAGCTGGTCACCAAGAAGCTGAACGAGGTCAAGGGAGTGGCCGACAAGACCCGCATCAGCGCCGCCGTATTCGGTGGGGCTGGTGAGGACATGGCGGCGGGGCTGGCCGGAATCGACCTGACCAAAACCAAGCTCAAAGACCTGCAAGGGGCCACCGACGCCCTGAATGCCAAGTACAACAACTTTGGCAGCCTCGCTGAGGGCATGTGGCGCAAGGTGCAGGTCGCCCTGCTGCCGGTGGGCAAAGAACTGCTCGGCATGGCAAACGAGGCGGTGCCCTACCTGACCAAGGCGTTCGACCAGGTGGGTCAAAAGCTCCCTGGCATGATCAAGAGCGGGATCGAGACGGCCAAACAGTTCGGGGCCACTGCCGTCAACGTCTACAACTCGGTCAAGCCTGCCATTGAAACCACCGTGGTCACGGTGCAGAAGCTCAGCAGCTTCATCGAACGGAACAAGGAAGTCCTGATTCCGCTGACAGCTGCTGTGGGGGCTGGTGCTGCTGCGTTCGGGCTGTACCGCGCCGGAGTCGTGGCGGTGACCGTCGCCAAAGCCGCCTGGACGGTTGCCACCACAGCGGCCACCACCGCAAGTGTGGCCCTCCGCGCGGCCATCGCCTTCCTGACGGGTCCCATCGGTCTGGCGATCGCGGCCATTGGCCTCCTGGTCGGTGCGGGCGTGGCGCTCTACCGCAACTGGGATGAGGTCGTCTCCTGGGCGCACAAGACGTGGAACCAGATCAAGGGCATCGTCGAGAACGCTATCAATGGGGCCATGTCCTACCTGCGCGGTGTGGACATGAAAGGCGTGGGCCTCGACATCGTGCAGGGCCTGGTAAACGGCATCCTGGCCGGGCCGCGCCTGGTGCTCGCCGCCGCCCGCAACCTGGGCAGCAAGGTCATTGAGGGTGTCAAGGGTGTCCTCAACATCCAGTCACCCTCCCGCGTGATGAAAGAGCTGGGCGAGTTCACGGGTCAGGGCTTCGTGATGGGCCTGGAATCTGAGGTGCCGAGCGTTCGCAAGGCCGCCGAAGCGACAGCCAAAGCGTTTCTGGATTCGTTCAGCGACCTGAAGCTGGAACGGTCGGTGGGCAACGTGGACCTCACCACCTACACCCGCACGCTGGAGCAGGCCGCCGCGC